GTGACCCAGGAAATCCCCCAGGAGACCGCCCCGAGCGCGGACCCCATCGCCACGCTGCAGGCCGACGTCGCCGCCTACGAGACCATCTTCGGCGAACTGGCCCGCGCCATGGACCCGGCCGCCCTGCTCAAGGTGCTGACTTACACCCTTCGCAACGCCAAACGCGTGGCCTCGGAGGCCCAGAGCTACGACTCGCTCGAGCACCGCCGCCTGGTCGCCCGGATCGAAGCCCTGATGGCGCGCGCCGAACCCGAAGCCCGCAAGCAGGCCATGACCCAGCGCAACGCCCAGAACCACGACCGCAAGGTCCGGGCCAAGCACCAGGCCGACAGCAAGCGCCAGCGCGAAGGCCGGTAGATCCGACAAGGCCGTGACGTTTTCAGGTGACTGTTCAGCTGAATCGGAGTAGGATCAGTCCCATCAAGTAACGTCTGGGTCGCCAGACGCCTTGCAGTTCTTGAAGAAACCGGGGGTGCATTGGTTTCGACGGGGGTTGTGAAGTCACTTGGTGCATGCCGAGGGGGCAGCTTTCCTCGTTAATCCAGCAGCAAACTTCTAGTTGCCAACGACGACAACTACGCTCCGGTCGCTCTCGCAGCCTAAAAGCTGTTTGAGTTACCTTCTGCCGACTTAGGCGGAGCCCCGAACCCACTTGTGTCCATGCTCGTCGGTGTAGGGTCATTATCATGGAATCGGTTGCGATGGCTGCCTGTCAGTTGCGACCTAACCTAAAGCAGGCTGATCCTGGGGTGCGTTTCGCACACCGTACTGCCACAGGACGACACCAAACGGTGAGCTAAGCATGTAGAACTGGGGATGGAGTGCCTTCGGACGGCGGTTCAATTCCGCCCACCTCCACCAATGAAGGGTTCGAAAGAATCCTAAGAAGCCCGGGAATCCTTATACAACAAGGGTTCCCGGGCTTTTTTAATTCCGGCGTCGTTCGGCGCCGTGCGTTGCAGGCCATGAGACCGTGGGGGCATATTCTGGGGCATCTGCCCCCTACCCCAGATCAGATGCCCCCACTCACCGACCTCGCTCTACGCCGCGCCAAGCCGGCAGTTAAGACGCAGAAGCTCTTTGACGGAGGAGGCCTCTACTTAGAGATATCCCCCAAGGACGGCCGCTGGTGGCGGCTGAAGTATCGATTCGAGGGGAAGGAGAAACGCCTAGCGCTCGGTGTCTATCCGGACGTGCCGTTGGCTCTGGCGCGGCAACGGCGGGAGGACGCCCGCCAATTGCTCGCCCGGGGTGTTGACCCTGGAGTACACCGCAAGGCTGCGGCCCAAGCAAAAGCCGATCTGGGGGCCAATACGTTCGAAATCACAGCGCGCGAATGGCTTGCTAAGCGGGATTGGGTTCCCAGATATGCGGTGAAGGTCGTTGCCTGGATGGAAAACGACGTCTTCCCTTGGATCGGATCCCGACCAGTAGGGGAGCTTACCGCGCCGGACTTCCTTCGCGTGGCTAGGCGGATCGAGGAGAGGGGCGCCATTGAGTCGGCTCATCGGATTATGCAGAACTGCGGCCAGATCATGCGGTACGCGATCGCAACCGGTCGCGCAGAGCGCAATCCCGTCGCGGACCTACGCGGCGCTCTTGCGCCTGCGCCGGAGAGAAATCATGCCGCTGTCGTGGATCCAATCGAACTTGGCGAGCTGTTGCGGGCACTGCACTCCTACCGGGGCACGATCGTCGTCCAGACCGCGCTGAAGCTTGCCCCTGTGGTATTTGTCCGCCCTGGCGAACTCAGGCAGGCCGAGTGGACGGAGATCGATCTCGACGCCGGCCTATGGAGCATCCCCGGATCCAAAATGAAGATGCGGCAGGCGCACTTGGTCCCGCTGTCCCGGCAGGCCGTGCAGTTGCTCCGCCAGCTTCACCCTCTGACCGGGCGCGGACAGTATGTATTCACAGGGGGGCGCAGCGTAAAACGGCCGATGTCCGAGGCAGCAGTGCTCGCTGCGCTGCGCGTGATGGGGTTCGACAAGGATCGAGTGACCGGGCATGGCTTCAGGGCGACCGCTCGCACGCTCTTGGACGAGGTTCTGGGATACCGGCCGGACATCATTGAGCATCAGCTAGCACACGCGGTCAGGGATCCAAACGGTCGGGCCTACAACCGCACGACCCATCTCTCAGACCGGATACGGATGATGCAGGAATGGGCCGACTACCTCGATGGACTCCGGCTAGCGAGCACGGTGACGCCGCGGCCGTCGCGGGTGGCCTGAACGGGCTGGCTACGTACCCGCGGCATCCATCTTGAGATAGCCGTCAAGCTCCGTAACAGATGAGACGACTTGCTGGAAAAACTTGTCACGCCCCAATTCGACCTCAGAATAAGGGCACCAGCGCTGCACAAGGCGAAGCGCGCACCCCCATTCTGAGGGACATTTATAGCTACCTGGTAAGGAGCAGGGACCGTCCCGCCCCCACTAACTCATTCACCGCTGGTCAGCCGGTTAGCGCGAATCTCTTCCGCGTGAAGGCAAGCAAAATGAATGGCGAAACGGCGAGCAAGGTCGGGCTGGTCCAAAGCGCTGAGGTCGACGCAATCTGGCCACCCTACCATCCATTCAAGCAGTTGATGGCGCGGGGTGTGGCGATACGTTTCCCAGTAGAAGTCGAAACAGTCGAGCGCCGTACGAAGTCCGGCATCGCTACGCGTGTCCGAGGCATCGAAGGTGTTAGGCACATGGTTGTGCCGCTGCATTGATCCTACTAACTGAAAAATTTCAGGGTGGGCGTCACGCGATGCCAGCAGGTCCTCAAGCGGCCCTACCTCCTGAAACCTCAGCTCAGGAATTTTATAGCCGTGCAGATACCCTACATGCCCTACACCGCTCTCAAGGAAATGAATTTGAGACTGGTTAGTGAGCATGATGTATGCGACCTCCTGCTGTTGCCCCAGTGGCGTGATGGCATGTCGTTCAATGCGTCGAATAGCGGACAGCAGCACTTCAGGCATCGACCCGCCTCCGTCGTAGAGAAACGGACGCGCAAGCTCAATGAACGCGACTAGGACATGACCAGTGCGATTCTGATCCAGCGCCTTGTTGAGCTGACCGACTTCGTTGTTCTTATCACTGATCTCATGCGCTCTCCGTTTGCACTCAACCGCTACTGTCTTCCCAGTCGCAGGTAGGAAGGCAAGAAATTCAGGCTTCTTTCCGGGCTTGGATTCATCGAAGAAGTCAACGAGGAAACCCGCACGTATGAATGATGCTGCGGCATAAGCTTCATAGCAGGTCGCATAAAAATCTGCGCTTGTCTTGAAGCGATGGAGCCATCGCGCCCAGTCGGGCTGCGTTCGGGCGTTATGCTCAATGCAGTAGAGGTTGTAGGCCAATCCGAGAAACAGCGAGTCGGCTCCGGTGACATGCGACTCCACTACCACACCGGCCTGTATATCACCACGAGCGCGCTGCTGCATCGCGCATACGCGCTGGTAGAGCAATATGAGTGGATGGCGAATATCCTCCGGCTTAGCGATCTCTGCATTGCCCCAGTCAGCGCCGAATAAGCCTCTTATGTAGTCCATCAAAAAATCAGGAAATGTTACCCACCTACCGACCATCCAACGACTGCCAATGCACACGGCTCGACGGCCATCACCAAGTAGCTGCGAGTCAATCGCACGGCCAAATCCCTGATCGGCCATCCGAACCCGCTCAAGCTCACGGTGGTGAAGCACAAGAGCGGAAGGAGGATCCCCTGCCGATACGACAGCGCGAAGCTTTTCGCTTCCGTGGCAGTGCTTGAACTTGAGTCCACTCCCACAATCACAGATCGAGTTACGAATCGGCGTCTCATGCGGCATAGCAGTCACCTCGCTGGATGAACTTAATTCCCCCAACCCTGGGTCACGCTCGGTGGGGGGGGAAAGGGCTTAAATCGCGAAGTAGAAGAGACGCCGGTCGCTCCGTTCCTTCGCGATTAAATCTCGCATTTTTAAGCTCGGCCCCGGCCGAACACTGCCAAAAGGTGATTGGCAAGCTTATCCTTCAGATCAGCCTCGCCGTCCCACACGATGTGGCTGAACTGGCGAGTGTCGAAGTGAAGGTTGGCAAGATCATCTCGGCGAACAGTCCAGACCACCGGCCTGCCAAGTCCCATTGCGAAACCGGCCTCGAAGTATGCCCCCCGGTTTTGTGTTGTCACATCCACTACAACCGCATAGCTTGCTCGGATGCCCGCGATGATCCGGTCATCGATCTTGTCGTTGTGTGCGTCGCTATCAACACGCTTGGCGCGATATCCCGCCTGCTCCACCCCAGGCCTAATGCCCTGCTCCCACGCCGACCACATGTCTTCAGAAAAAGACATCGCCACGAAGATGTCCGTCGTGTTTCCGGCTCTGGGGTTTCTGAGCGCGTCGACGTGCTCCCAACCAGCCGGGGTTATGAGCGCGCTGCTTTTTACAGCAGAATCCCTAAGAAGTTGGCGCTCAATCAAGGAAGCCATCAAGTACCGAAGCTCAACGACAGACGTGGCATCGACCACCGACGCATCTTCGGGGTGAATGTCGACCCGCGCGCCAGGGTGAGCGGATTGGCGCGCTATATCCATGAGCAACGCGTCCTGCTTCGCGCTCACGCTCAAAGGACGATGCGGCAGGAAGTCATCGAGTACATGTGTTGTTATCAGCATTGGATGGCTGCTGACGGCCAAATGCCTTCTTACGTGACCCGAGAGCAACAGCCTCTTCGGCCCTGGCCATTGCGAGAGTGTGGCCTCAGCGGTGCCCGTAATGACGTAGGAGACGCATACGGGGCATTGCACAGACGTTTTGTCGCCCGAATGCTGCACCACGCTGGGATACTGACATAGCGTACAGGTGGGCATCGACATCTTCGCGATCCTTGCTGAAAGAGCCCATAGCTTAGCTCGATCGCAGCGGACGAGAAGGTAGTTTGCCAGTTGGCCGCGATAGCATCACGGCCAACCGGGCCGACGGGGACCCCTACCATGTCAAGGTCGCGGAAGATCAACAAAAACAACGGCTAAGCCGATCTCCCGCGATCACGTGCGCTCTTGCGTAATCAATGGCTTAGCTGTGGCGTGGGGTCAGTTTGGGGTCACCGCTTGCCGGCGGCGCGCGCAACCCGCAGCCGGTCGATCTCCGCCCGTAGCCGGGCTTGGTGTCGGATGACCCAGAGCACCGCGCCGGCCTTTCCCTGCTCGTAGCTGGTGCATTCCCGCGTGGTCCAACGCTCCCGCTCAGGCCGCTGGGTGTTGAGGGCGGCATACCACCCTCCCCCGTTGATTCGCTCAGACAGCCGCAGCACCTGCGTGCCGTCGCAGAACACGCTGTCGTCCTTCCCGTCGGGGCGGGAGGCCACGGAGCGCCAGTGGAAGTCGGGAGGAAGCATGGCGCGGAATCCTACGGGTCCGGCTCTCAAATCCTGCGACGGTTGTCAGGGATCGTCCGCCTCGCGGATCCGCAGGGTGGTCGGGCGAGTGCGGTGTCGCCCTGCCCTGCGGATCCGCGCCGCGTCCAGCTGGAGTCCACCCGTAGGGGGTGTCTCCCCCGTTGTTGGGAAGAGCATTGCTCCGGGCCGGTGAAGGGGACGCCAAGGGCACGTCCGGCCGGCTGGCGTATGGTGGCGCCATGTGCGGCCGATTCGTCCAGACCCCGATCAGAGACGCTGCCAGCTTGGGCTTCCCCCAGCTGGTGGGCGACCTGCTGTCACTCCCGGTCAGCTACAACCTGGCGCCGACGCAGCGCGCTGCGGTGGTGCTGGAACGAGGAGACGGCCTCCAGGTGCAGAGACTAGCGTGGGGCCTGCTTCCGTTCTGGGCAAAGGCGAAGGGCCTGCAGGGGTCGACCATCAATGCCCGCATCGAGACGGTGGCCACCAAGCCGGCGTTCCGCAGCGCGTTTAAGGCGCGCCGGTGTCTGATCCCGATGGCCGGCTACTACGAGTGGTCGGTGAGCCCAGAGGACGGGAAGAAGGACCCGTGGTTCATTCATGCCGCAACGCCGCTTTGGGCGGCCGGCCTGTGGGAGGACGCGAGCAAGCTGCTCGGCGAGGACAACCTGGGCACCTTCACCGTCATCACCGGGGACAGCAGCGGCGTGTCGGCGGACATACACGATCGCATGCCGGTATGGCTGGCACCTAGCCAAGCCGAGGAATGGATCAAGGCGGACGCCGACGGCGCGATGGCGATGCTGCTGGCGAGCGAACCGCCGGCGATGGAGGCGTACCGCGTCAGCCGCGCCGTCAACACCCCGCGTAGCAACGCGCCTACTCTGCTGGATCCAGTGGCGTAGCTGGCTGGGTGGCGGCCTCATAGACGGTATCGGTTGCCGCCTTGATCATCGCCATCAGCTTCCAGCCGGGCTCCGCCAGTTCTTCCCCAGTGGTCGGGTCGATGATCGTGTAGGTTGCGGCCAGGAGTGTGCTGATCTGGGCAGGCAACACGCCCAGAAAGATGCGCTCCAATACCGTGCCATCCCCCTGCGTCGTCAGCTTCTCGTAGTGGAAGGTCACTGGACCATCGTTCGTGTAGGGGTTCCAGTCGATGACGATGCGAGGCGCGATCGCCTCGACACGCGTCCCAAAGGTAGTGTTCTCGCTCAAAAGGGCCATCCTGTATCTCCGGTCAGTATCCGGCTACGTCTACGGTGATGATGTGCATCTGGGCGCTTTCGGCTCGCGGCGCTGGCATGCCGAAGAACGCGTAAGTCCCCTCCCCTGTGGTGCCTTGGGCAACGGTGTATCCGTTGCCATTTGAAGTAACCACCCCGGCGAAGCACGCCCACTGCCAGTCAGCGGTGGGCGAGGCCTGTGTTCCCGTCCATCGGAAGCCCGGCAAAGTAATGATTTGCGCGAAGGAACCAGGCCCCAAGTTGACGTTCGCCGAAGGTGTCGCCCCTTGTAGCGTGCGAGCGTCCACCACCTTCATGTACCTGTTCTGCGAGTCGAAGACCACACGCCCGTCGGCACCGAAAACCTGCAGGCCGAAGCCCGGGCCTGATCGCGCGGGCGGCCGGTCGAAGACGAAAACCTCAATCGTATCGCCGACCACAGCGCCTGGACCGCCGTTGACGCTGATCCATCCGAACTCCCAGCCGCCCGCTACCGGTCGTGCCCGGCTGACCGTAAATGGCTTGCTGCAGCGCGCGGCCACGATAGGACGGTCTCCGGCCACCGTCAGGAAGGCCTGCCGCCCGAAGCCTCCCGTGACAGGCCCACCCGCCTGCTGGAACGTGAGCGTGTGTTTTGACATGAAAGCGTAGTTGAAGAACTTCTCGTCAATGATGATGTTCTGGTTGTTGTTTACAAACTCAAAACCGGCAGGCATCAGTACGTTCCGAAGTAGAAGTGCGCGGCGCCACCCCACGCGACCGTGGTTCCGTTTATGGTCGGGAGGGTGACGTTCTCTGGGTACATAAGCCCGTTCTGATTCAGTATCGGGATAACGAAGGGGATCCCCTGAGCGAGCGCTGGCTCCTGGAGGGAACCAGCACCCTGATTCACGTACCCTAAGAGCCGAGTCATGCGACTAGTCAGGTCGACAGTGATGTTTCCATTTGCATCCCAGCATTGAAGTCCGGTCGGCATCATGAACTCCACGTACCGAGGCGTAGACGGCGCACGTTGTTTTCGTCATAGCCAAGGAAGTGACCGTCGCTGTACTCCATGCGCCGGCCGCTTCCAGGCGACACGAAGCGCACCTTGTCAAACAGGAAATCAATCGTGCTCCGCTGCCCATTGTTCTCGGAACGGATGCCGGCAACGCGCCCGTTCGCATCAAGCGTCATGGTCCAGCTTGCCCGATACTGGGCAATGCCGTTCTCGTTGACAGTGGTACGCGCCTCAAGGGCCTGAGTGGCCTGCGCCAGCCCCTTATCGCTTTGACCAGGCACCCATGGCGCAAACTGGCTCTGCGTGGCGGTGGCGAGACCGAGATACGGCCGCACCAGGAACAGGTAGGAATTGAGGGGACTGGCCCCCGCAGCCGTGTTCTCCTTTACCACCACACATAGCGCCTTGGAGGCGCCGTCAGGGGCAATGCCGAATGCTCCTGCACGAATGTAGTTCCAAAGTTCCGAGCCCGGCCAACCATTCGGATCTATCCAAGGGCTCGCGTAGATCGCCAGATCCACGCCATAGTAGTTCTGGAATACAAGCTTGACCTGGAAGCGGCAGCGGTGGGTCAGCGCATGGACACTCGCTTCGCAGCGCTGGCCCGGGACCACCTGCACAGCATCTCCAATTTGCCATTCCGCGAACGGGTACTGCGTTCCTGCGCCTCGCCCCTGCTCCCTCGCGTACCAAGTATTCTCGTTGACCAACGTGTTTCCGGCAGAAAGGTTCAGCCCGAAATCGACAGCCTGCCCGCCCGGATTTTGCCGCTGGACCACGGTGCCGGGCCCGTTGAAGAATTGGGTGTTCGTCAGAAGGTTGTTGCTGGTAACGATAGACGAGCGCACGCTCGTGAGCGTTTGGGACGTGGCCTCGATCTGGCCTCCTTGCTGCTGCACAGTCGTCTGGAGAGCGTTGACCGCATCGGTGCTCGCTTTGCCTGCAATCGCGGCGTTGGCAGCCTGGATCGCCTGCGAGTTGGCCGATACCCCCTGCTCCGTTTGCGTTACGCGGCCGGCCAACGCCGTCACCGACGATGTGCTGGCCTTGCCGGGGAGCGCGGCTGCCACTGCGCTGGCCTGCTCGGCTACCACCGACAATTCGTCTTCGGCCTGTTCGATTCGGGTCTGCTGGTTTGCAATGAGCAGCACCTGCGCGCCCACGGCCTCCGCCAAGCTGTCGTATTCGCCGATCTTTCGCCAGTAAGCGGTATTGGATGGCAGATTGCCCAACGTCTCCACGAGGGCGTAATACAGCCCGCCTTCCCATTTCACAACGGCCCCTGGGCCGTAGCCCATTGCCGGGTCGAAGTCGGCGGCTGAGAGCGCGGCTTCTAGGCTGGCGATTTGCATGGCCTGGTTGGCAAAGCCAGCAGCCATATCGGCAGCCTGCTGTGCCTGCTCGGCGAACAGGTCGAGGATGTCTTGCACGGTCTGAGGCGGCTTGGCGACCACCAGCGCGGCCTCGCCAGCCTTGCCGCGCACGCTGGCCGTGATCTTGAACCACCACTCCTGCCCGCTGCCGTCGCTGTAGAGGTAACGGGTTTCCACCACCCGGGCGATCTCCATCCACGGGCCCTCAGCCGTGGGCCCCCGCTCGATGATGTAGATGACCCCCTCTTGGTCAACGGCGTCCCATTCAATCAGTACGCCGTCCGCCACCGGGTTGGGCACCACGCCCTCCACCGGTGGCACGTCCGGCGAGACGTACACGATCGGGAACCAGGACGACTGGCGCACCGGCATCGGGGTAATGGACGGCAGTGCGCCCGCCCCGATCTCGATCAGGGTGATTTTCCTTGCCTGCATGTGAATTACCTTGCGTTGAGGGCTTCGCGCATCGCGGTGCTCGAGGTGGTACGGACCCCTTGGGTGGTGATCTGCAGCAGGCTCCGAAGCACTTGGTTCTGTTCGGCGAGCAGTGCATTGCTTTGCTGGACAGCCGCGGTCGTCTCGGCCTGCGCCTTGTTGTCCACGACCAGGTCGAACACCGCCCGGCTGAAGTTGTCGGGCAACGCCTCAATGGTGTCCGCCAGCTGCCCCATGCTGGTGCCGTCTTCGCGGTCGAGGCTGCCCACCTTCATCCCGTCGATCAGGCCGGTGACCTGGCCATACAGGGCGTTGTAGTCCTTGCCACTGGCGTACAGGTTGCGACCGAAGCCCAGAGCCGCCTGTGCGGCCGCCTGTGCCGCGCTCGAGTCCCCGCCGGACACTGCGCGCTCCAGCTCGCGCAAGGTCGTCTGCAGCTTCTCCTGGTCGGTCAGCGGCGACAGGTCGCTCACCGACAGGCCATAGGTCATCGCCTTCTTGTCGGCGTCGATCTGGGCCTGCAGCTTGCCCATGTTGGTGGCCCGCAGCGCCTCGATCTTGGCCAGGTCCTCAGCGCGCGCCCCGGACAGGCCCAGCGCCTTGGCGTAATCGTTCGCCGCCTTCACCTGTTGCCGATAGGTGCGCTCGATGGTCAGGGCTTGCGACTGGTAGCCGGTGAGGTCACCGGTGAGCAGCTGGGTGGAAACGTCCGCCATCAGGGTGGCGTAGTTGCCGAGCAGCCCGGTCACCTTCTCGATCTGGGTGGCCAAGTCCGTGCCGGCCACGCTGGCCAAGTCCTGAAAGTAGTCAACAGCCTTGTTGACCCTGTCGATTTCCAACCCGTTCAGCGCGCGGCCCAGCTCGTCGGCATTGCCCACTGCCAGCGCGATCGACGCACTCAGTGCGCCGAACACGTCCGAAGCCTCGAAGTAGTCGTCCAGCTGGCCGCCGAAGCCTGCGGCTTTCACGGCCTCCGTGAACAGCCGGTCCGTCATATCGCCCAGGTAGGCCGCCAGCTGCTCCTTGGCTTCGGCCGAATCGGCCGAGAGGGTCAACTTGCCCAGCGTGACCTTCACCCCGGCCAGCTGCTGCGACAGATCCACGCCCAGCTGCTTGGCCAGGTCCGTGCTGGCGCCCCGCACCTGGCGCGCAGCCATGTCGAACGTGCGATCGATGTTCGGATCCAGTCCGGTGTACTGGGTCCACTTCTTGTCGCTCCGGAACAGGCCACCCTTGGCTTTTATGTCCGCATAGCTCTGCCCTTCGAAGCCGCCGAACCCGTAGCTGCCCGTCAGGCCCTGGCCGGTGATCTTGGGGGCGCTGCGCCCGAACAGCTTGGCGTGGATGCTCGAGCCGGACAGGATCGAGGCGGTCTTGTCGTTGAAGCCAAGCCCACGGAAGCCCTTATCGGCCAGGCCGACCGCGCCGGCGGTTGCAATCTTGCCAGCCCAGCTCTCTCCATTGGCGATGTCCCAGCCCTGATCGAACAGCTCGGCGTTCTTCATCATGCCGGCGACGATCCATCCGATGATCGGGACCGCCGCAGCCATCGAAGAGCTGGCCGCGCCGGCGCCGGCAGCAGCGGACGATCCACCAGCCGCTGCGGCACCGCCACCGGTCAGCGCAGCCACGTTGTTGCCGAAGCCCATCAGCGTGCCTGCGTTGGCGCCACTGCTTGCCGCGCCCGCCCCCGCGCTGAAGAGCCCCTGCCCCTTCGACAGCAGGCCGGCGATGTTTCCAAGGTTCTGCCCGCCGCCGGCGGTCCCGTTGCCGCCGAACAGGCCCATCAGACTGTCCATGCTGAAGCCGCCACCCTGACTGCCCCAGTTGCTTATCCCCTCCATGACCTTCGTTTGGATCGGAATCACCAGCTTTTGCTGCAGCAGCTCTCGGGCGATGTCGCGCAGGCCCTGCTTGGCCACGTCCCTCATGTCGTCCCAGAGGTTGTCGAAGTCTCGCAACCCGCTCGCCGCAAAGTCAGCGAGGGCATCGGCAGCGCCATCGACGCCGTGCATCACCACGTCGACCCACGCCTCCATGTTGGCCGCTGCCTCCTCTACCTGGATGGACATAGCCGCAGCCGCGTCGGCGGCTGCCAGCATGGACCGTTCGTACTCCTCGTAGGTCGCCGCGCCCTTCGCCACCGCGAGCGCCTCCTTGCTGCCGGCTGCTTCGACCGCCTTCTGCAGTTCCTGACGCATGTCCCGCTCGTTCATCAGCTGGCGCCGATAGAGCTCGCGGGCGCGGCCGATCTTGCCCAGCATGGCCAACTCGCCATCCATAGTGGCGATCAGCGCTTCCGGGCCGGCCATGGCGGCGTCAACCTCAGCAGCCACCTTGGCATATTCAGCAGCGCTCTGTGCCATCAACACGTTCGCGTCAGCCTGGGCAATGTTCCCTTCCCCCAGCAGGCCGTTGTACTCGGACATGTTGCCCAGGTGCTTCGCCATGGCCGCTGCCAGTGGGCCGCTCATTGCGCCGGCCGCCTCCTCCGCCTGCTGATGAAAGCGGTCGATGGATTCACGCTGCCGCTTGAGCGCCTCGGCCGCTTGCTTCGCTTCACCTGCCGCCTTGTCGCGCTCCGCCTTACCAATGTTCCCGGTGGGCCGGTAAGGCACGGTGTTTGACTTAAGGGCTTCCTCGGGCAAATTCTGGCCGGCGTCAATCAGGACCGCCTGTGGCTTGTACCGTCTTGTCAGCTCACGCTGGATGCGGACGCGTTCGTCCTCGAGCCGCTTTGCTTCTGCATCTCGCTTCTCCGACGGACTTTCGACGGCGAGCAGCAACTTGCGCCGAGCGTTGAGCGAGCCCAATTGCTCGTTGAGGGCGTCTTCCGACGCAGCCGCAAGGGCACTAGGCGTTGCACCCTCAAGTCGCTGCAGCTCAGCGAACCGGTCGATGAGATTCACAATCTGGACGGCGCCGTTCGCCATCTCGCCCGTAAGCTGGGCGGTCCAGCGCGTGACGCTTGCGAAGGCGTTGCGCGTTTGCTCTGAGCCCATGACCTCCGTCAGGCTCTGTAGTTCGGGCAACAGTTCTTCGGCGACACTGTTTTTGAGCCCCTGCATCGCCAGGTCGGCCTGCACGGACATTTCCCGAAGACGCTGCGTGGCCTTCGTGGTCTTGCCGTCAATAATCGCGCCGACGGACTCGGCCGCGTCGCCCCACTGCTTCAAACCGGTGCTATTGTTGCGTAGCAGCGGAATCAATGCCGATGCATCACTCGCAATGGCCTCCATATAGAAGGTCATCTCTGTCTGCGACAGGTTCGCTCGCTCTAGGCTCTTGAAGTAGAGACCAAGCGCGTCCGGGCCGGAGAGCTTTCGCATCTGCTCGGCGGTCACCCCTGTCCTCTTCGCGATGTTGTCGAAGAAGTCAGCCATCGCGCCGCCGCCGGTCTGAATATAGTCGCCGATCTTGTCCTGCACGTCCTTGAAGATGTCAGCCAATTTTTCGTGGGAAACGCCTACCACTTGGGCGCCCGCTGCCCACCGCTGGAACATCTGAGACGTGGTCCCCGAAAGAGCCGACATGCGGTCGTACTCGACGCTCAGTGCTGCGACTTGGCGTGTCCACTGAACCACCGCCGTGCTGCCGGCCGCCAAGCCCGCTGAGATCGCCACGCCAATCGCGGTGCCGGCCTTCTTCGCGGTCGCCTGCATGCCCAGCATGCTCTGTTCAAACTGGCGCGCAGACTTACCGGCATCTTTCACGAAGGAGCCCGTCTTCATGAGCAGGTCGACAGTGAGCGTGTAAAGGGACATGTAGGCTCCAGAAACAAAAAAGCCCCGCTATAAGCGGGGCTTGGGGTGGGCTGTTAGGTGCTACTCGAGCCGATTCAATAGCTGGGAATGATGCCTCTCAGCCTGTACGACCCTTGCCAGGGCAGCCAGGAATATCCCGAAGGCAATCACCCCAACACCCATGGTCGCTTGTGTGAGCATCAATGCGCCGGCGATGGCGGTCAGTATTGCGATGACGATCAGAACTATGTGCATGAACCCTCCGTTGGCACTGGAGGCCCCATATTGCCAGTCATCTGCCCTCAGGCCGGGATTTCTTCGAATTCGAGGTAACCCGTGAAGTACTGCCTGCTCACGTTCTCCGCGCTCGGCAGCTGTGTCGCATAGCCATACAGCGCAGCGCGCGCGGCCAGCACCGAATCGAACGCCTTTGTGCGCATGTCCCGATATTGCGGCACAACGCATGCGCGCCGGCGCCCGGCCATCGCGTGGGCGACGTTCTCCCAGTCCGCTCCGGCCAGCCCGCCCTTTCGAACCACCTCCGTGGCCCTGGCGCTCATCGTGGCCGTCAGGCGGCGATAGGTGGCGCCGGCAACCGTGTTGACCTGGCCGCCCTTCGTGCGGGTGTGCATGCTGGTATCGATCGGCGCCACGGCCCAGCCGTCGCCGATCCCCACGTCCACGGCACGGAAGATGGCCACCTCGCCGACCTCGACGTTTGCGACCAGGGTATCGATCTGCACTGCAACGCTCGACACCGGACCGCCCGCCTGCGGAAACAGCCAGGCGCATACGCTGCCGTCGGGAAGGCGTATGGTAGTCGCGGTCGCGCCGGCGGCGCTGACCTGGACCCCGGGCGGGACGTTGAGCCCCAAGACCGCCACGATGCCAGGCACGATGGCCTCGGCGAAGACGATGCTGATGGACAGCGCCCCGGAGCGGCTGATGCGGCTGCGCCGCCCGGGCTTGCCATCGAAAAGCGCCGAGCCGCCATCGGCCGTCAGCCAGGTGCCTCCGACCAGCGAAACCGACTGGACCGCCGGCATTCCATACCCGATCAACACCGGATCACCCCCACACCGTCAAAACCACGTCCCCCGTGGCAGGGTTGCGCTCTACGCGCCGGACCAGCACCCGCTTGCCGCCGGCCAAGCCGTATCGGCTGTAGGAGATCCGACCGATCTGCCCGGGCTGCGGCGCCAGCTCCTGATCGCCGCGCACGCTGACCCGGTAGAAGAACCGCTGCTCGCGGTAGATGGCCACCACCCGGTCAATCTCTGCCTGGGCATCCACTGCGCGCCAGAACAGTGCGATGACCGGATCTGCGGCGTCCGCCCGGCGATAGTGCGGGTGCAGCGACCCGGCGCCGTACACCTGGGCCCGGAACAGGCCCGAAAGCTCGTCTCGGCGCCACTGGGGGACGTCTACCACGTCGGTGACCAGATCGGACGCCGCCAACGCCTGCGCATTCGGACGGTAAGCCATACGGCGGGTCAGGTTCGGCGCATCGTCCGGTACGCAGAGCAGGTCCTCGGCCAGGTCGTCTTCCATCAGGTCGAAGGCCGGCGCGCCGGCATAGCTCTCCGGCGCCACTACGCGGGTAAATCGCAGCGTCCCATTCGGATCCTGGTAACACGCGGCGCTGTAGCTCGGCAGGATCGCGTTCATTGCGTCCCGGCCGGTGATGGCGTTGCCGGCGTAATAGCCGATGCCGGCGTACCCGGTCGCGGCGTCTATCGCGGCGCAGTCCGTGGCCACCCAGGCTGACTTCTCCAGTCGGCCCATGATGTCGGCCATCGCCTGCTGCAGCGTCGCGGGCTGCTGCCCTGGACCTACGCTGGACAGGTCGGCCACCACCGGCGTCACTGGCGGCGACTTCATGATCAGCTGCTGGCCGTCGGGCGACACGCTGTAGGTGCCCGGCTCCATCGCGTCGCCACGATCCATGACCAGGTCGGCGAAGACCGGGCCGTCAGCCACGAACATGGCCGTGGCGTCGGAATTGGCGCCCATCGCCGGTACGCTGGCCACCGCGCCGATCACGACCGGCTGGGCCTTCCATGCCAGGCCGGTGATGTTGGGCAGGAACACCCCGCGGTTAATCGTGCCGTCGAGGTCGTCGTGGGCGTCCTTGAAGTGCAGTGTCTTGCTGCCGTCGTCGTTGATCTCGATGCGGTCCACGGAGAAGCGGAAGACCGGCACTGTATCGTTGAGCATGCCGGCCTCGGACCCAATGCGGATCTGCACAGGCAGGCCGGACACGCCGCGCTGCGCCAGCTCGTCCAACCGGCCCTCTGCATCCAACACCGTGCACTCGGCGGCGCTGGTCTGGCTCACCGGTTCCCCACCCCACGGCCAGAAGTTGATCTCGCTGACCAGGTTGATGCCCTCGGCCAGCACGCCCTCGAAGCGGGCATTGCTGGGGGTGTCCCCGGGGGCGGTCAGCCAGTCCACGTCGGAAATCCGGATAACGTCTGCCGCCGGCTCCGCCAAGCCCCAGCCTGCGGCAGCGGCCGGGCTACGGGCGCCCCACTGGCCCGCGTTCACGGCCATGTTCAGGCCGCCGGGCTCGGTCGCTGCGAGCGCAGCGGCAAAGTAAAGCGGGCCGGCCATGACGAAGTCGCGCTGGTGGACCAGTTCACCGTTCCGATACAGCTTGAGACGGTTCGGGCTGCCAATCTCCACCAGCAGCCCAGCGGTGTCGCCACGGCCCACGAACGGGAGCCCAACAGCTGCGGCGCTGCCATTGATCACCAGGCGACCGGCGGCCAGGTTCCAGCCCAGACCGCCGGCGGTTGCGCCCGGATAGGCGTCCAGCGGCGACGAGCCGGTCACGATGCCCACCACGGCCGCCATCTCGTCCACGCCCCACACGGCGAACTCCACCCCGACCGTGCCCTCCGTCTGGGCAATGTCGGATCGGGCCGTGCGGTTGAGGTCGGCGGCCGCTGTCGTAGCCAGGGTAAGCCCGCCGTCGCGAGCGGCCAGAAGGGGACCGATGGGTGCCGCGGCGAAGCGGCCGAAGGTTTCAGCCATGGGGCCTCACAGAGAATCGAACCAGTCCTGGGCCTCGTCCTCGTCGGACCGGGGCAGCAGGAGATCGAGGAAGTGCTTCATGCTGCGCTTGGTGCCGCCTTGGCTGTGCGCGGCGGTGGTGTACGCCATGAAGGCAGCGGGCTTGATGTGCAGAGTGACCGGGTCAATCGGGTTGCGCTTGTGGAATTCCCACCACCACAGGAACTCGCGCCGCGTCATCACGGCGCGCAGCTCCCCAACTGTCCGGTGCAGGTGCCCGGCGAGGACGTGCCAGAACCAGTCCTCGCCCTGCTGCCTTAGTCGTTTCCCGCCTCTTCCTGGATCGCCTCGGCAGCCTCACCGAAGCCGGCGTGCTTGAGGGCGATCTGCTGGAAGCTTGCCGCCACGCGCGGCTTCAGCTGGCCGGCCTGCTTCTCGGTCATGACCGTATGGCCATCCTCGTCGCAGATGGTGGCGGCGATCAGCTTGGCGCGGTCGCCATCGGACCACAGCTTGCGGAACTCCGCATCGGGCAGCGCGCGCACGTGGAACTGCGCGGTGACGCCAGGCTCCAACTCGATAGTGTCGGGCTGAACGTCCTTGGGAGCGAACATGCCCATGCTCTGGAAGGACTGCAGCAGCGTCTGGGTGGCGACCTGCTCGGTCGCCAGGGATTCGTTGGTCTTGCTCATTGGCCGTTTCCTGATATGACGGCAGAGCGCGCAGGCCGCCCACGGCTAACACGCGGAGGATCCGCGCGCCCTGCCAAAAAATGGCCCGCCGGAGCGGGCCGAAAAGCCGTTCCCGTTCGTTACGGGGCCGGACGGTTTGTGGTGACGGCACCTGAGCCGCGGATGGTCATCGTGGCCTTCCACACGTCGTTGTCGGCCGCATTCACTGCGAAGTTCTGCACGAAGCCGCGGAACTGCTTGGACAACACGGACGTGGGCGGGGTGATGACACCGTCGACGGCCACCGGCAGGGGAACGCCAGCGGTTTCCGACAGCGGGGCGGTGACCAGGAAGTCCACGACCTCGCCGGTTTTGTGCAGAAGCTCGAGGGCTTCGGAATCTTCCGAGTCGTAGATCACTTCAATGGTGGTGCTGCCGGTAGCCTTTCGGCCGGCCACGAACTGATCCCAATCGTCGTCGAAGTCGGAGATATCGATTTCGGACGCCTGGCCATCGGGGAAGCCGACGGAGCGGACGCGGGTCACCTTGATGACCTCGGCCGCGCCGATGGCAATGAAAAGCTGAGTGTGTTTGGACTTGATCACGTCGCCCATTGCGCTGTTCCTTTGGGTAAAGCCCGGTCGCCGGGCGAAAGAAAACCGGCTTTCGCCGGCGGTTGGGATTGATGCTGTGTCGCGGCTACCGAAGTTCCAGAAGCCGCGCGTCGAAGGAAATGCCGAAGGCGCCGGTGTCGTCGTCGTCGGGGGTGGGGTTGTAGGATTCAATGCTGCCCCGGCGCTCCACCTCGTCGCGGATCGCCACCGCTGCGCCGTTGGCCTGGGTGAGCGTTCCGCCCCACACGGTGAAGCGCACCCGCCAGCCGTCCGCCGGCGGCGCCTCGCTCAGCAGGTTTTCGGGGCTGCCACCGACGATGTCCCAGACGCCGTATGGCATCGCGGTGTCGAGAGGCGCGGTGCCATAGAAAAGACGGATCGGGTTGCCCAGCTGGACGCGCACGCCGGCGCTTCCCTGCATTACTGCCTGGATCAGCGGCACCATCATTTCCAGCCCCTCGCCTTCATGATCTTGTCGATCGCGCTACGGGTTTCATCGATCATCACCTGCGCCGCCTGCGGCCCCCGAGCCTCGGCCGCCGGCGTCAGGAACGGACGGGCGCGCATCTTCTTCGTGCCAAACTCAAGGAAGCGCCAGTAATGGGCCCAGCCGCTCTGCTCGTAGAGCTTCCCGACCCGGCCCTGCCGGCGGTTGCGTTTCGTGTTGGCGTACTTGACCTTCTTGCCGGTGCGGACACCCACGGTGAAATACTCGCCGCCGGGGCCCACGCCAGCCTTGCGCCGGTCTTTCGCGGCGGCCCGACGCACCACAATCTGCTTTTCCAGAAAGCCACTGGCGCGCGGAGCCCGGCGGCGCGCTTCGTCCCGGATCAGGTTGCCGCCCTTCCGCATGCCACTCTGGAGCGGCTTGCCCTGCAGCTCCTTGGGCAACTGCAGGAGGGACTGCAACAGGCCGTCGAGCCCATTCACGCGGACGGACTCAGCCACGGGGGATGACCTCGACGCGGCCGCGTCGCTTGTAGGTCCGTGCCGCCTCGCGGCGAGGACATACCCGAATCGGGTGGTGGTACACGCGAACGATGCCGTGCGTCGTGTCGGCGGACATGACGCGCTTGATTAGGACGCCGTCGAGGTACACGTCACGCGGCCCTCGCCCGTCACCCCAGGTGTGGATATGGTCAGACATTCTCCCTCCCATGAACGCACCGCAGGCGGATCTCCCGCATGCCGGTGGCGTCCAGCTCCATGGTCTGAATCGAGAACTCGGGGTGCTCGCCGTTCGGCTCGCTCTCCCAGACCACGCGCATCTCCGTGTCGATGCCCGGCAGCCAGCGCAGGTTGATACGGGCGTCCGTTTCGGCACGCTCCGCGCCCGCGGCGGCGCCCTCTCGACCTGGCCCAGTTAGCACCTCGGCCGGCACGTTTGAATAGGCGATGCCCCATTCCTTCACCGGCAGACCGCTGAGCGGATCCGTGCCGCCGTCGACCAGTACGCGAATGGTGATCAGGTGCCGATAGCGGCCGGCGTCGGTGCCCATTTCACACTCCCAAGCCGCGTCGATGCGGCCACAGCAGGGCGTGGGCGCCCGAGGGCAGCTGGTGAGTAGCCTCCCCCGTCACGTCCTCGCGATTGCGGAAGAGGTGGCCGGTGATCAGCAGCACGGCCGCACGGATGGCGTCGTTAACCACAATGGGCTCCTCGCCGGCAGAGCCAACCAACACCGCCGCCGCGAGGTCGTCTGCCGTAGGGTAGACCTGGCGGTTGAGGAAGTCCTCGGCCGCCTGTTCCGCCGCACCGACGTAGAGCTCGAGCTGCGCGTCGTGGTGCGGCATTGCAGCGACCTGGGCACGCGCCTGCTCGATGGTGACCAGGCGCATATCAGTCGGCCTTCAGCGCAGCTTCCAGCGCATCGACGACGGTCTTGCGGTCCTTGCCGGCCTTCTCCGCATCGAGCGCGGACTGCAGCACGGTCTTGTCCTGTAGCTCGACCAGGGCCGCGATGACGTCTGCAGCGTTGCCGCCGACCAGCCGCTCGCCCGGTGTCGGCGAGCCCTGTCTCCCGCCGGTGCTGATGTCGGTCGTTTCGCCGTTGGTGCCTGTTTGAGCGCCAAGAGCGACGGTCACGACCTCGGTGGTGGTGCCGGAACCACCGGAGTCAGCGGCAGTGCTGTCGGTCAGGGGAGCGCTATCCTGCCGTTCCACCAGACCCTTTTCCACCAGCTCTTCTGCTTGGCGCTCGCTTCCCACAGTGAAACGGTCCCCCACGCTGCGGTTGCCGTGGTGGTCAAAGCTGGCAATGGCTCGTACTTCGAACATGTCCTGTCTCCAGATAAAGGAAAGGGCGGCCAGGCCGCCCTCTCGATGGGTCGTGACGCCGCCTTACGGGGTGTCGAGGTCCGTCATGGTGCCCTTCACGAATGCTTCCGGGCGGTAGACCGTCAGCGCCAGTCGCTCTTCCATGAGGATCTTGACCATGTTCTTGACGAAGTCGCGGTCATCCTGGGTGGCCACCATGACGTTCACTTCTTCACGATCATGCAACTCGGCCGCAATGCCGCCGCCGAACGCGCCCACCAGGTACTCACCGGCGCCCATCGACTGCGTGGGCACCACATTGCGGCCCCACAGCGCCGGCGTGGTGATGCCGCGCGGATTGGCGAACAGGTAAGCGTTGTCGTCGGTCTTCTGCAGCTCGATGGCCGCCCAGTCCAGCGGGCTGATTACGATGCCGTCCGCCCAAGCCTCGGCCAGTTCGACCTGCAGCAGCGCCAGACGCAGACGATCGATGCGGGTTTCATTCTGGACAGTGACGCCCGGGTTGGCGTAGGCCCGGGCCTGGGTGTAAAGGCCATCGATGTTCAGGCCGACGCCGGAACCCTTCAGCAGCTGGGTTTCTTCCTTGAGCTTGAGGCCGTAGCGCAGGCGACCGTCGATGTAGCCGCGCAGCGTCGGGATATCGGCCAGCACCTGGCGGGAAGCGTGGATCCAGTGGGCGATGGTAGTCACCGCCGCCTGGTCAGCCTCGAAGATCAGATTCGACTCCGGCTTCAGGCCGGTCGGGTTTTCGGCCACTACGTCCGCATTGTTGGTGTAGCCGGTCTCGCGGACGTACTGGATGGCGTTGGACGTGGTCGGCACCACGTTGAGCAGGTCGCGAATGGTCAGGCGGCGCAGGCCCGGGGCGATGATGCCCTCGCGACGCTGCGGCACGATCAGGTCGCCGGCGGACGCGCCGTCGCTGGTCACGACCGCCTTCACATCCATGTTGAACTTGCTGCCGCCGCCGCTGGCCGCACGCGCGGCCCACGCCTGGAAGTCCTCGTTGGAGGTCAGCTGTTCACCCATGGACTGTGGCGCGGCGTACTGGCCACCGCCCTGCTCGAGTTTGGCCACCAGCTGTTCGGCCGACTGAAGGCGGGCCTGCAGTGCGCCCTGTTCGGTCAGCAGCTTGTCGACGTTGGCGCGCGTCTCGTCGGTGAGTCGCGCATGCGCCTTGATTTCCTTCTCGGCGGTTTCGGCCTGGGACTTGATCTGGTCGCTGATCTTCTCCAGCTCAGCCTTGATCGCGTCAGGCAGGGCGGCGGCCATCACGGGCGCCATGAGCGCGCCTTCGGGGCTCGTGAACAGGGTGGAAAGCAGATGCGTGCCGGCGACGGCGTCTGCGGAAATGACCAGCAAGGCCAGCGTGGTGACAATGGCGGCCAGGATGTACGTGTTTTTCATTGGGTGTACCTCAGGGTTTGGGAATGGAAAACGACTTGAGCGCCGCCAGGTAGTCGGCCTCGGTTGGTGCGACGGCAAGGGGGTCCTGGCCGTGATCGGTGGGATCGCCCGCACCGCTGCCAGCGGGATCGCCCGCGCTGGACTTGAGTTCACTGATCAGCTGCATGGCCTCGGACTTCGGCATTCCGGAAGCTCGCAGCGCAGACTCGATCCGGCGCACCGCCGAAGCGCTGGTCTTACCCGCGCCGCGCTCGACCTGGTCGGATGGCAGCAGCTCGTCGGCAAAACCACCGTCGATCGCGTCACTGCCGGCGATCCAGGTCTCAGCGTCCATGAGCTTGGCCATTGCCTTCTGGTCCTGGCCGGTGCGCGCTGCGTAGATATCGGCCATCGCCCGGTCGAAGGGCTCCAGCGTCTCGGCGTACTCTCGGAGATCATTGCGGTTGCCGGCGGCCACCACCCAGGCGTTATGGATCATCAGGAATCCCGCCCGCGCGATCTGCACGGTGTCGCCGGCCATGGCGATGACGGAAGCCGCCGATGCCGCAAGGCCCAGCACCTTCACGGTCACCTCGCCGTCGTGCTCGCGCAGCAGGTTGTAAATGGCCAGGCCCTCGAACATGTCCCCGCCGGGGCTGTTGATGTTCACGATGACCGGCCCCTTACCGAGGCTGCGCAACGCCCCAGCAATCCGCTTGGCGGTGACGCCTTCCCCAGTCCAGTAGTCCTGGCCAATAACGTCGTACACGCTGATCGAGCGATCAGGCTCATCATTTGCAGCCGCTCGCACGCCAGGATTCCAGCGGTCCAGCGCACGAGGCTGGATCTGGCTGCTGACACCTGCGCACACCCTGCCCTCCGGTGCACCCGGCAGCTTCTTGATCGTCATGCGGTCAGTCCTTCTGTGACTTGTCTTGGAATCCCAGGGACGCGCGCATCGCGGCCCGGGCCTGGTTGGAATCGGTCGGCTGCCCGAGGCTATCCAACGTGGTCATGGCGCTCTGCACGGTCAACACCGCCGCATTGCCGCCCATCGGCTCGCGGTCCTCGAGCTCGCGCACCTCGTCGCGTGTCAGAACGCCGTTGTTGACCATGGCGGTGTAGAACGCCGCCCTACCGGCACTGTCAGCGCGCAGCAGCCCCTCCACCGAGAACTTCGGATAGAAGCGGGCCCGGTCTGCGGGCGTCATCAGATCCTTCGCGATTGCCTGTTCGATACGTTTGAGCCACGGCGCCAGCGTGAACGTCAGGAACCCGATCATCTGCTGCTCGATGCCGGTGCCCCAACTGCTCGACTTCTCGGTGTGGCCCACCATCCACGGCGGCACGCGGAACCAGCGACAGACTTCCTCTACGCTGAACCCTCGAGATTCCAACAGCTGCGAGTCTGCAGGGTTGATACCGATGGTCCCTACGTCGGTGCCGCCCTCCAGCAGCGGCGTTTCGCCGCGCTCGACGGAGCCCAGGACGTTCTGTCGAAACTCGTCGCGCTGGTTGGGCTTCAGGAAGGCCGCGATCTTGTAGTAGACGGTCTGCAACATGCCGTTGCTGAAGGTCCGCGCTGCCGCTCGATCAGCCGCGATGGCGCCACCGAACACGTGCGCGCCGTAGGCGATCACTGAAACGCCATTCTTTCCGTCAAGGGTGAAGCCCGGAATCTCCCAAATCCTTTCGCGCGGGATGACTCGCTGCCGCCCATCGTCCTCCGTGTAGCGCCACTCCTTCTTACCATCCGCCCCACGTGAAACCGCCAGGCGGTTTGGGTTGAGGAACTGTAGGCCAACGACCCTGCCGCCGATCATCAGTTTCTCCGCGCGCCCCGCTCCCCGCAGCAGCATCGCGGCAACCGTGGCCTCCCAATACACCGACGCTGCCGAGTCCGAATTTGGTTGATCGCGAATCACGAAGTGCAGTGGATGCTGTGGGGCCGGGCGCTTCCCGCTAGCGGAGCGCTCGTACATGCCCAGCGGCAACGTAGCGATCGTCTCGGAGATCAACCGTACGCAAGCCCATACGGCAGAGACCTGCATCGCGGTCTCGGGCGTCACTGACACCCCGGCAGGACCGCGCGCACCGGTCAGCGCCGACCAGCCCGCTTCATCGGTGAGCGCAAGAGGGATGCCAAGCCACGCTCGGACAGCGGTCGCGATTCGCCCGGGTTGCTTCAGCGCCACGGCCGTCATGCTTGGCTCCTGATCGGCGCGGAGAGGAATCCGTCCATGTCACCCTCGTCTTCGCCTGTTGGCATCGACAGGCCGATACCCATCAGCAGCGTGGCCATATCGTCGATCTTGTCTGGCGAGCGCTTCTTGTCAGGTTTCATGTTCAGGTTCCCGTCCTTCACGGCGATCAGGTTGGAAGCGCACCAGTTCAGGACCGGGTCGTTTCCGTGTTGGATGCTCTTACTGATGTAGGCCCGTTCCAGTTCCTGCATCGCCGGGTGGTAGTTCTTGGTGGTCTGGTTGAATTCGATCAGCGGGTGGCCGTCAGCAAGCAATCGCTGGCTGATCTCCTGGGCATTCCATCGGTCGTACCCGATAGCCAGCGGATTGAACCGTTCGATGTCCTCCCGGATGCGGCTCTCCACCACGGCGTAGTCTGTGACCTCGCCCTCCGTGACTTCGATCAGCCCCGCCGCCACCCAGCCGGCATAAGGCACGACCCCGCGCTCTGTACGCGCGCGAATGGCTTCCGACGGGACAAAGCGTCGGCCCCACGTGTAATAGACCCCGTCGACCTTCCAGACCAGCCGCCAGGACGTGAGGTCGAGCGTACTTGCCAAGTCCAGCGCGCCCCAGCAGGGGTGTCCTGCGAGCCAGTCAAGATCGACTTTGCCGCCGCACCGCTGCCATTTCATCAGGTCAACCCAGCCAGTCGCCGACGACGCCGGCCGGTTGAGCCGCTTGATCTTGAACTCGGCCAGCTTGGAGGGCATCTGCCGCGCCTCAACGGCCTCCTTCCGGATCGCCTTGAGCAGGTGCGGGTTGGCGTCCATCAGCGGATTGGCCTTGGGCCAAGCCGATTCGTCGAACTCGTCGTCCTCGTCGTCCACCGCAAAGAACACCACCAGGAAGTGGTCAGCCGATTCGCCCAGGATCCCCTGAAGCACCTGCTTGGCGAACTGTCGGATTTCCCCCCACGGCCCCGGATTCGTATAACCCTCCGTTGTGGTGTAAAGCCACAACGGGTTGCTCCGCGCGCCCGCAGCGGAGGTAAGCACGTTCAGCAGGTCGGCAGACTTGTGTGCGTGGATCTCATCCAAGCCCACATGCGATGGGTTCAGGCCATCCTGCGTGCTCGCCTTCGCATTGATGGGCTTGAAGCTCGCCCCGGTCTCCACACGGCTGATGGCATTGGCCCAGCAGGCCAGCCCGAAGGCCTCCTGTAGGTCTGGCGTTTTTTCCGTCATCCGTTTGGCGACGTTGAAGATGATTCGCGCCTGGCTGCCGGTGGTGGCGGCCGAGATGATCTGTGCGCCCTCTTCCTCTTCACAGCACTGGCAGTACAGCAGGATCGCTGCGGCCAAGGTGGACTTCGCGTTTTTTCGCGCCACCGCGAACAGCGCCGATGTGAACCGGCGGCTTCCGTCCAGGTTTCGGAACCCGAACAGCTGCACCACAAAGAACACGTGCGAGCGGTGCAGCTCGATCTCCGGCCGAGCCCACTTGCCTTCCACGTGCGGCAGCTTCTCGATGAAGTCACAGGGATCGCAGGCATGCCACTCGTCAAACAGGAACGGCGGCCGCTTTCGGCTGGCGCGCTTGAGGTCGGCCAGGAACCGCTTTCCTGCGAGCCGTATCCACTTTCCGAACTTCTTGCCCTTCTTGTCGGCTACCGCCTCTTCGGCATACGCCGTGGCGATCCCGACGTAATCACGCACGGGTCTTCCGCTTCGCCCCGTTGTTGGCAAAGGCGTTGCCGGCCCTTTCGGTGTCACCGGCAGGCCTCACCTTGCCCTGGGCTACCGGGGTCAGGCCGAAGTCGTTCATCAGCCCGCGTACCTGGGCCACCATCGAAGCAACGGGTGTCTCCCCAGCAGCGTAGAGCTGGACGGTCTTCCCGTGCAGGGCGCACAGCTGGCCGAGAGCCGACAGGCCGGCCTCGGTCAGCAGCTTGTTTGCGTGAAGAATCGGCGCCAGGCGGTCCCATTCCTTGATGGCGTGCGCATTGGGCAGCCAATCCGGAGCGGGCGGAACCTCTGACACCAACGGAAGATCGGCGACCTCCGCTGGCGCGTCGCGGTCGGGGCGATCCGTCCCGGCAACCACCTTCAGCGATGTGGGTTTGCGGGGGTTTGCCATGACTGTTCCAAGGGCGGGATGGCCGCACGCGAAAAAACGGTTTTTCTCAACTGACGGTGCAAATAAACAGAGGGGCGCACGTATCGGGACCGGAAGCGCCTCAACTTTTGACCCGCCCCTCCCCGTTCGTCCCGCCAACGGTCCAATCTCGCGAGCGCGCACGCCGGTTTCCGAACCCGCCATCCTCGCGCGCCGTCTTCGCGCTGTGGCACGGTCGGCACAGGCCCTGCAGGTTGCTGAGGTCGTTGTTGCCGGTATCGGCGTCGATGTGGTCGACATGGCTTGCTGCCCGCGTCCTGCCCTCGGCATGGCAGACAACACAGAGCGGTGACTGGGCGAGCACCAAGGCGCGCAGCCTCAGCCAGTACGTGGAATTTGTTGCCAAGGCTCGCTCGGCCTGGCGGTCTCTCGCCGGAGGCGCATGTTGCTTGACCGGCCTGGCATGAGGCCGGTGCTTGGGAGCCCGCGTCGGCATCAGTATGGCTTTCCGTCCAGGTCTAAGCGCTGCGGTTCCTCTCCATCCGCGACGGTGTTGCCAAGTTCTTCCCCAAGCAGGAGAGCTACTGTCTGAACAAGCAGACCGATCTGCTCGGCTTGTTGCGCGATGTGGCGACCTTGCTCCGCGATAGTGAGCTGCTGCGCCTCAATGGCAGCGAGCAGGCGTTCCGAGCGGATCATGGAGCCACCGCCCGGTCCGCAATGATCACGGCTTGGCAGGAGTTGACGTGGTCGTTGGCGTCACGCCCGACTTGAACAAGAGCTCCCGCAACCTCTGCTCGTAGTTGGGCTTGCGCATCACGTTCGATGGTGCCGGCGACGGCTTGGGACAGGAGGCTGGTAGTGCAGGTGGCGAGGTCGTCGCGCAGCTGCAGGTCGCCACTGCGCAGGTCAGCCACAACAGAATCAGGGACGGCCTCGGCCGCAGCCCGGTCTTCTTCATGCTTCGCTCCAATCGTGGCCATGGTCGCGGCCTGGGTGTGCTCGGTGGTGCGGGTCTGGTTCATCTGGTCCACCTGGGTGGCGCTGGCACCGGCCTGCTGTCGGGCTTCCGCGCCCTCAGCTCGATCACTGCGCCAGGCCCAGCCAGCGCAGAACATGCCAGCTGACCAAGCGACCAGCACCAGAATGACGATCAGGGTCCTGTTCACTGGGTTCTCCGCTGGCTGTTGGAGCCGAAGTAGTAGCCGCCGACGATGCCAGTCAAATTGACCAAGCCACCCACCAGCAGCAGAACGATGTCCTTGTTCCCATCCGGGATGTTGACGGCCAGCATTGCCGCCAAGGTCACGCCGTTGGTGAAGACGATCAGGATGGCAAGGCCGGCGCGAGCTGCACCGATGTTCCGTGTGGCGAAAGTCATGCGGCACCTGCCAGCGCGTGGATCTCCCGAAGTGCCCAGTGGTAGAGCGGCTGGTCGACCACGGTGACTCTGGTCAGCTCCTTGCCGCGCACAATGCGCACCACCACTTCGGTCGACTGCTGGATGGCCAGCAGGACGAAGCCAATCTTTTGCTTTACCGGGTCGGGCTCCTGCATGACCGACAGCGCATCGCCAACCATTTCGCGCACGTTGGCCAGCATTTCAGCCGTGGGCCTGCCGCTGCGGTTGTCCAGTACGAGCAGGACCCCCTGAAGCTGGCTGATTGGCGACAGCTTTGCCGCCTTCTTCTTCGCCGCCGTCACGGAGCAAGCACCTTCAGCGCGCGCGCGTAGCGGGCGCGGCGGTCGGCCGCACCGGCCTGGCCGTTGTTGATGCGTTCGGTGATCGTGTCGAACTGCCCCGCATCGGCCAGACGGTTCAGGCTCCGCGTTTCCCAGTAGGCGCCAGCGGCGAGAGCGCCCCACTTCGGCAGCTCCAGCAGCTCTGGCTGCGCCTCGAAGTCGGGCACGCCTGCGATTCCCTTGGCGCGCAGGGTATCCCTCATTCCCGCGTAGTTGGCCTTGCCGGTGTTCTGGATCGGACCGCGACCGCGATACCGCCAGCCGTCCCCGCTCGCCTCTGGGCCGTTGCCCATGCGACCGGCATAGGCGTTGTTGGCGATAGCCGAGGGCTTGCGCTCCAGCGCGCGCGCCAGCTGGTTCGGCACCAGCGGCCGAGCCTTCGGGTTGACCGCGTACCGGCTCGGCCAGGTGTTGGCCAAACCCAGCGCCCCGTAGTTGAGGCTCTCTACAACCGTGCTCAGGCCGCCCGATTCGTGGCCGACCTGAGCCAAGAATGCCGCTGCCCTCTTCGGGGTGGTGATGCCGAACACCCGAAAGGCGGTGTTCAGCGGCTCGGCCCACGCGGCCGCGATGGCGGCACTGCAGCCGACCGCCTGCTGGATTGTCGGGGCGGTCAGGATCATGGCGGGTCCGGAAATGAAAAACCCCGGCTTGAGGGGCCGGGGTCGGGTCGTGCGCGATTGTGGGATTCTTTCAGGAAAACTGCGGGGGCAGCAACCCCGCACTTCCCTGCCCCACCAAACGGAGCTATCTTGGGATCGGCCGTGCGGTGCACGGCAAGGACCCCTTAGCGGGGGGACGCGGGTGGCTTAGCGGCTGCTCAATGGGGCAGGCACGTGCGAACCCCGCCAACCGGTTCCCCCAGAGTGATTCTGGCTGGCCCGGAGCTGGCTTTGTAACGACCTGTACTCGAATTCGTCGAAGTGGGTCGACACACGGACGCGACGTCGTAGCAACGCGACGATAAAGAATGCCAGGACATCGACTGATGCCCTGGGCCGGCCTGGGGCATCATTGACGGAAACGACAATGATTGACCTAAGCTTCCGGCTGAAGGTGGACCTGAGCAAACTGGTGAAGCTGATGCTTCCCATCGTGCTCCTCTTCAGCCGCTGAGAAAGGGGGTTGGCCGCATCAGGAAGCGGCCAACCCCAACCTACCTAAGCTGCATCCCGCTCCAGCGCGCGGGCAAAGTGCCATCCGGCGTCCTGCTCGGCCTCACTGCACTTCTGCAGCATCCACTCGTATACCGACCGCCAGCTCTCCCGGTAAGTGGATTCGTTCCGCCCCAACGCGGCGGCCCGGCGGCGATCGCTCACCGCAATGACGCCAGAGCCGCCGCAACCTTTGCAGATCACCCGCAGCTCGCCCGACATCGTCTCGCCTCGCCCCTCGCATCCTGGGCAGTGGGGCCGCTTGGCAATCTCGCTGATCACCGCCACCGCCAGGGTCGGCAGCGATTCAAGGGTGCTGATCGGCCAGCACTGCGCCTTCACCTGCCCCAGCCGATGGGCCGCTCGGTCCCGCTCGGCGCGCTGCTCGGCGGTCACGGCGCCAGCCCAGCCCATGCACACCTCGGCCAGGCCCAGCTCGGTGCGCGCATCTGCCAGCTTCCGCTGCTGGCGTCGCAGCTCAGGGGTGACCAGGGCGATGACCGCATCCCGCAGCCGGTGCCGACGCAGCGCGGCGCCGTCCGGCCACCAGCACGCCTCGAGCAGTTCCCGGCCCAGCCCGGCAGGCACCATGCCCAGGGCAGCCGCGATGTCCTGATTGGTGAGGTCGGGCGTCCCGCCGCGGCCGGTGTCGAGTTTGACGGTGCTCGGGCCCAGGCGGGCCATCAGCTCGCGAACGTTACCCATGTCGGTTCCCCTGCTCTTGGTGGCTGTTCTGTTGTTCGTCTAGCGCTGCCCGCATGGCGGCTATCCACCGGTAGGCTGTCGCCCGGTGCATCCCAAATTCGTCCTGTAGTTCCTGCACCGTCGGGAGCCGGTGGCTGAATCTGAGCGCGATGCGGCATGCCATCTGCAGCCGCATGTTGTCCGCGCTCGCCGACGGCGCCAGGGCGCCGCGGTAGGTGTGCTTGGTCATGGCTCTGCGCGCTCCGGGCCGCCAGTGATCCGGACCACCACCTGGCCGCCAGGGCGGCGCTCGTTGCTGACGAACGGGTGGCTGATGAAGCGCTTGTCGTCGATGCCCAGCACCTGGGCAATCCCATCCCTGTACGCCTTGAAGCGGAGCAGCAGGTTGTCGTCGTCAGGGAGCACCTTGCGCGGCGCTTGGTAGAAATTGATCCACAGGTGCAGCCGGCCCTCCGGCAGCCAAGCGTCGCGCCAGCCAGCCTCGAAGGCCAAGACCACGGCAGTCTGCCGGGCTGCCTTCGTAGCTTTGGACCGATCGCGCCAATGCACCCGCGCGTTCGGCGACAGATCCCTGCTCGGCCAGGGCAGAACCAGCTCCAGAGCGCGCTCAGCCAACGGACGCCCCCTTGTTGACCACCACGGTCACCCCGACGGGCTTTGGCGGGAAGGCGAAGGCGGCCGCAAAGAACACCAACACGGCGCCATCGGCAAACAGTTCAGCGACATTGCCGGGACCATCATTCCAACCGAAGTAGCTGGTCTCCATCAGCCACCAGAGCAAGCCGAGCGAGACGATTGGCCAGTTGACCCGGCTCACGGCGACACCTTCGGGCGAGCCGGGCACGCCTCGATCAGCTTCCATGCACGGTCCGATATCCGGCGAGAGAGCGGCTTGGACTGCGCGCGACCGGCGATGAACTCAACCGACGTGATCGCATCCCGCAGCAACGGCCCGAGGATGGACTCCTGCACCAACACGTAGCCCTCGGGCGGCGTGCACCCATCCCGCCACGCGTCCCATAGATCACTCAGCCCGGGGCTTGCGTAACCTCCATCTTTCGGCGGGTGGGTAGTCAGAATCAGCCGAACACTCGGGTCGTGGCCTTTGCCACGTGCCCACGCCTCAAAACGCGCCCTCTTCTCGATGTCGTTCATGCTGCCTGCTCCCAGGTGGCCACCAGCCGCTGTACCCGGCCTCCGCGCGCCAGGAACTGCTCCACGGTCTCGCCCTCCACCACCTTCGGGGCCTTGGCCGGCGCGGGCGTGTTTGCCGCCTGCTGAGCCACCCGGGCAGCGCGCGTCCGGACCGCGGTTACGGTGGACTGCCTCAAGGCATTCCGGCGCCCTTTGCGCCTGGCCAGCTCAGCGTCGCTGGCCTTGGGGGTCCGCTTCGCTTTGCCGGTGCTCTGGTAGGTGGCGTCGGTGCCCAGGCCCTTTTTCGCGAGGAAGCCACAGCGGACCAGCGCCGGCAGCGTGTTGCGGACGTTCTTCCGCTCTTCGGCCATCCCGACCGCCGCCACGCCCATCCGCTCGTACAGGCTCTGCGTGGTCATCGCTTCATCCGGCACGGCCTCGAAGACCGCACGGATGCTTTTGGCTCGCTCGCCATACTCTCTATTCACGCTGCTGCCCTCAGTTCATTGACCAACGTCTGTTGTGCAATCAGCTCGTCGTCGGTGCCGTACGTTTCGTGGAAAAGCCGCGAGCCATCCATCAGGCTCGGGCCGTAGATCTCGCGCATGGTCGCGAAGGTGTTGCCGACGATCGGGTGGCGCCGGTGGTGCCAGGTGCACAGAGCGAATCCGTAGGCGTGCCCCCGGCGGACGTTCCCGCTCTTGGCGTGGTTGTAGTCGCAGCCGTAGACCACCAGACCCGGCTCCAGGAGCTGCTGGGTAACCAGTGCCAGGCAGGCCATGCATGGCCCGACCTTCGACTCCTCGATGCGGGCGCCCTCGGCAGCGGTCGGCGGCGGCGCCTTCGACCACATCAGCGCGCGCCTCCCCTGCTCTTCTCGGCCTTGTCGGCGCTGTGCCACCCGTGCTGCCAGGCGTGGCCCTTCTCGCTGAGCGGCTGCAGCTTCCTGGGCTCCAGCTCGTCGCTGGATTCCGCCCACACCAGGTGCGGGTTGTCGCTCAGGCGCTTGCCGTCGAGCCGCGCCGAGTAGCCGGCGTTGATCTGGACGGCGAACTTGCTGCGGGTGCTGAATGCGGTGAAGTCCATCAGTAGCGGCTCCCGGCCTGGCCATGCTCGTTCGAGGCAGTGCAGGTCAGGGCGTGGTCGGTCGCGTGCGGGCAACGCTTGTTGCCGCAGACCGGGCAGACCACCAACCGAAACAGAACGTCCATAAGACCGGCGCACCGATAGCAGGGGCACTTCTCTCGCCAGCGATAGACCGGCTTGATTCCGAGAATCGTCCCGCCCTTCAACAGGCGTGTCTTGAGCTTTCCGGTGAATACCCATGCCCCGGCCATCACGCCCTCGCCAGTTCGTGGGTGCGCGGCACCGTGAAGCCCGCAGCGCGCGCGTGCCCGCCACCGCCGTACAGCTTTGCCACCTCGCTGACGTCCACGCCCTGGTCGGTCGATCGCAGGCTGAATACCCGGCCGCCGTCCTTGTCGTAGTAGCAGGCCGCGAACGGCTGGCCCTTCGCCATCAGGTGCCCGGCATCGCTCGCCAGGGTGTACGGAAGGCTGGCCACCGGCACGTTGTAGTGGCCGATCACCATGTGGCGCTTGGCGACCTGCACCAACTCGGCAACGTCCTTGTGGTGCTTGCGCTCGATCGCCACGCCCTGAGCGCGCAGGGTCTCCACAGGCGTGGTCGCCAGCAGATCCCACACGTCGAACTCGTAGGGGTAGCTGAAGACGGCCGCCTGGATCTCCCGGGTGCCGGGCAGCGCGAACCTCCACAGGTCACGGTCTTCGACGTAATCGATCAGCTCGGGCCGCGACGCGCCCGGATGGAAGAAATCCCATGCGATGCCGGCGCCGCTGCGGTGGTGGTCGAACAGGGCGTAGATCACAGCCTTGCGTACGCCGCCGGCGTCCAAGTTCGAGCGGCACCCCATCACGCGCTCCCACGTCCACGGTTGGGTTCCACCACCCGCGTCCATGCGGACCACCGTCAGAAACTCAGCCGCGGTCCTGCACTCAGCCGTCAGCACTTCCTCTGCGGTCTTGTGGTGGTCCAGCACCAGGATTGAGCGCGCGACCTGCTGGAGCCCCAGCATCACGTCCCGTGGATAGCAGAAGTCCACCAGCACCAGGTCGCGGCCCGCAGCCTGCGGGGGCGGCGCGCCGTGCACGGCCGGGTGGAAGTCGCACTCCATCGCCCGGCGGACGGCCCACGCAGCGGTGAACCCGTCGGCGCAGTTGTGGTGGTAGATGACCAGAGGTTTCATCGGGCGGTTGCTCCTTTCGAATGGGTAGCGCGGCGGCGCCGCGGCGACCTGCTGCATTTGCGGGCATCGGCTTCGAGGCGCTTCGCCTCGGCCAGGTAGTGTTCGTGCCGCTCCTGCCGGATTGCGGCGGTGAACTGGCGCTGCTTCAGCGCCTCGTCGGCCGATTCGCGGTAGGCCTTGGCCAGCTTGATGAGCGAGGGGCCCTGGAGACGCGGGTCATGCTTGAAGATGTCCAGCTGGTTGTTGTCCGAGCGCATCAGGCAGCGCTCCCGAACCCCAGCTCCGCCGCGGCGCGCGCCATGGCCTCACGGGCGGCCTGCCGATCTCGAACCGAGACCACACCAGCCGCGACGGGAGGCAGTGCCAGAGCCGGCTCCGGCACAGGCTTGCCGTCCACCACGTGCCGCACGGCGCGCTCGTAGGCGTCCTGCAGCATGCGCGACTGGTTGTAGCCGTCCTCGCGGGCGTAGACGTGCAGGTCCAGCAGCGAACGCACCAGCACCGTGAAGCCGCACTGGGCGCGCCCGGGGCGGATCTCCTGCTGCACCTGCGCCAGCGCGGGCACGTCGAAGCACAGCGCGCGGAAACGCGGCGGGTTCGGCGGCCAGTCCAAGGCATCGCGCATGCAGGCCGACAGCCCAGCTGCGAGCTTCTTCGGGCTCAGACCAGTGATGACCTGGAGCCACACCTCGCCCGCCGTCGTCAGCGCGCCGCTCTGCGCCACCGGCGCCGCGCCGTTCGCCCGGGCCCACTTCCCCGGGAACATCGCCGCCATCCGTTCCCACAGCGTCCACAGGGCTGCCACAGCGCGCGGGTCCGGGTCAGCCGACGACAGAGAATTCGGCGTCGACGATTCCTGCGACGCCAGGGTGGCTACCACCGCCATGCTGTCGCTGTTGCTGGCTTCGCTCGTACTGCTCGCGGAGCTGGGTGACGTGGTCGGCAGAACCGTGGTGAGGCTGCGCATGGGCTGCTCCGGTGGATTGGTGGGCAATAGGGACAACCGGCAGCGCCAGGCCGGCGGCCATGGTCTGCCTCAAGGATTCGTTGGCGTCGTGGCCGGCCGCGATCAGCGCGGTCAGCTGGTTGCGGACCTGCAACCAGCCCTGGACGGAGAGCGGACGGCGGCAGGCGCGGCGGTGACGGACGAACCGGGTCAGGACTTCGCGGTCGACGCCCTCGGGGACCACGCCGTACCCGGCCAGTTCCGCCGACTGCTCCAACTCGGTCAGCGGTCGCTCGCTCGCCTCGCCCACCGCCTCGCGGTGTGAGGGTTGCTCTTGGTTGCTTTTGGTTGCTCTTGGTTCGGGTGCAATAGCTGTTGCACCCTTTGAGGGCCCTTTTTGCACCCTTTCCGACGGCGTTTTGCACCCTTCGACGCCTTCTTTTGCACCCTTTGCTAAGGGTGCAATTTCTGCACCCTTCATCCATTCGGGGTTGATCCGGTACTGCCGCGTCCGACCACCCTCGCCGAAGCCACTACGGCGGCCGCCGATCCCTGAATTGACCAGGACAAGCCAGCCTGCGGCCTCCATGCGGCGGAGCTGGTACTGCACCGACCGTTCGGACTGGCGCGTCTTCGCCGACAGCCGAGCGATCGACGGGAAAATGTGCGTGCCGTCATCGTGCGCGTGGTCCGCCAAAGCCAGTGCCAGCAGCATTTCGCCGCCGCCATTGGGGTATCGGTCGAAGACCATGCCTGTAACCCGTGCGCTCATCGTTACAGCCCCAGCGCCAGGTTCTCGCCCGGGGCCACCGGCCACCACGTGCAGGCGCTGCGGCCACTGACCGGGCACGGCATGGCGGGACCACGCCAGACCTGCTCGGCCTTCAACAGCTCAGGCAGGCGGCGCGCGAGCATGTAGCGGTCCAGGCCGGTCATCTGGGCCAGCTTCATGCTGGTCAGCCCCGGGTGCAACTTCACCGCGGCGGCCGCTTTGGCCTGCTGGTCCTTTTGGATGCCGCTGGCGGCGATGAAGTCCGCAGCGGCGTGGCTGGTGCCAAGGTCGGTATTGCGTGCAGGGTGGTTCATCGGGTGGTCCTCGCCGCAGGGTTGCCCTTGGCTGCAGCGCGCGCCACGTTCCGCTCCAGGCGATGCGCCATCGTTCGCAGCGCGCGTGCCTCGCTCACCATCAGCGCTGCCTCGTCGCTGTCGATGTGCCGGTCTGCCATCGCGTCCACGGCGGTGCCGGTCAGGCGCCCTACCCGCGTCGTGATCTCCAGCAGCTTGAGCTGTACCGCCGCGACCTCATCTGCCCAGCCGCCTTCAGGCGCCGGCGGAACCACGTCAACGGCCATACCGAAACGCCCGGCCAGCGCCTGCATCCACTCTAGGGCGTACTCGCTGCCGCCGGCCTTCTCCTGCATCCACTCGGTCAGCAGTTCGGCGATCTCTATCGACACCGACTCACCTTCCAGGCCGCGCAGCTTCGCGCGCAGGGTTTCGGGGTGCATGGTCTTGCCACGGCGGTCGGCCAAATAGGCAGCGGCGTCAGCCACGCCGCCAGGCGTTTTGCGCACCGAGTTGTAGAGGACGTCGAGCCAGTTGAGGTTGGAGGTGCGGCAGGTCATGGTTCACCTTGGGAGTACGGGTGTTTCAAGGTTTCGGGTCGAGTCCGGGCGGCGCACGATTGGCGCCATGGACGAAATCGACTCAAGGACGCGGGGTGTCGCCCTTCTTGCGATACGCTGGATGTGCCAACAACACAGCCCGCAAGGAGGGCGACATGAGCGAAGAAGAATCAGCAAACCTGCGAATGATCCTGGGAGAAAGCCACGCGCGAATTGCTCGACTGGAGATCGCCTTCCAGGCCCTCGTTACGACGATGGCCGACGCCAAAACGCTGCCGGCGAACTTCGCCGACGCTTTTGCGGCGCGGAGCCGAGAGCACGCTGCAGGTGTGCAGAACGAAACCTTCAGCAAGAACTTGACTGCCTTCTCCGAGCAATGGGCACCGATGTTTGCCGCGCTCACGAAGCACTCGTCGGGCAGCTAATCGCCTTTGCGACCCGCTCATCGTTGGAGCGCCGGGTAACACGCTCCAAGTTCAGGAGCATCTGCGCAGCGGCCGCCTCGGCGGCCCTGCGCTCTTTCAGCTCTGCCTGGGAAGGCTTGTTCAACCAATCCCGCAGCCAAAGCCGGGGGTTCCACTTGTCGGACAGCGTGCGCATGTCAGGCCACCTGTACTTGAATGACGCGCTCGGCGTCGGGATCGTTTGGGGCCACGTCGGCGGCCGGTTGTTCGGACTGGTGCCCGAGAAGCTGCAACACCTGCGGCAGCGCCGGCACGCCCTGTTCTTCCGGCCAGGATTCGACCTGCTCAACGGGCAGCTTCAGGATCTTGGCCAGATGGGCGTTGTTGCTCAGGCCCAGTCGGGCGCGCAGCGCGCGCTTGCTAATCCGGCTGTCGACAAGCGCGCCGATGGCCTGCCGGTTTGGCTCCCCTTCCATGCCGAAAGCGTCTGGACGCAGCAACTCCAAGAATTGCCGCCGGGCCTGCGGAATACCGGTCCAGCGCCACTCGCTCACGGAGGGCGGTTTGATCTGGCAGATGCGCGCCACCTCAGTGGTGCCACCCAAACGGTCGATGATCTCTGAGTCAGTTGCCTTGTCCATGCGGCTAGATTAGGACTCGCTAATACTGGAGTCAATAGCCAGTCCTAACTAAAACACAGTTAGCCTTGCCTAATGAATACACTCGCCGATCGATTGACGACCGCTATCGCCCGCGCAGGGATCTCCAAAGCCGAACTAGCACGACGGGTAGGGATCAGCGCCCCCAGCGTCAATGGCTGGTTCAGCGGCAAGGCCAAGTTCCTCCGGGGAGAGAACCTGCTGGCAGCAGCAAAAGCCCTGGACGTTGACGAGGCATGGCTCGCCACCGGAAAGGGGGCAATGCTCACGGCCGGTCGCGTTAGCGAAAGCCCTGCAACCTACTCAGTCTCGCCAGTCTTAGAGACTGAGACCCCTGCCGGCTATGTTCGCTTCGAACTATTCGAAGGGGGTGCGGGAATGGGGGTTGGGTTGGTGAATCAGGACTTCCCAGAGGTCGTGCGCACCCTTGAGATCGCGGAATGGGAAGTCCGTAAGAAACTCGGCTACCTACCAGCCCCTGGTCGCATCCAGCTGATCACTGGCCGCGGCCCCTCGATGCGGCCCAAGCTCGAAGACGGCGATATCGTCTGGATCGACGTCACCTGCGACTTCTTCGACGGCGATGACTTCTACCTAATCAACATCGGCGGCGAGACACAGATAAAGATGCTGCAGCGCCGAGGTGACGGCATGTATGTGGTGAGCATCAACCCGGACTTCCCGACCTATCGAGCGGACGAAGGCGAAGTCGCCATCTTGGGCAAAGCACTCATGCATGCTGGCCTGCGCCGATTTTAGAGGAAGGAGCTTTAAGCGGCTCAGCAATAAAGAACCCCGCCGAGGCGGGGTTCTTTTACTTTCTTCGCAGGAAAGGAACAACCAGAAGAGCAACAGCACCGCCACCAAGCCCGGTGCTCACTCGCCAGTCTGCTCCAATGTGCACGGTGAAAACGCACGCTGCGATGCCGACCAACCCGAGTACGACCGCACACATCTGGCCCCACCTAGCCTCACTGAAGTCGCCATCTAGTCGGCGCTTGTTGATCTCGTAAACGTAATCCTGCTGCTTCTCAGCCATCTTCAGGATACGATCGCAGGATCCAGCTAAGGCTTTTTCGTACTGTGCAAAGTCCTCGGGCGGCGGGAGCGGTCCACTGTGCGACTTCTGGATCACCTGCACCATTCGCATCAGCTCGGGACGCTCGAGGAGCCCAGGCCTTTGCTCGACCACCTCAGCAATGATGGTGGCCTGCATTGACTCGTCTAGCTTAGCAATTGGGTTGCTAGTACTAGACTCAGAATCACCAGAGCTGGAGGATTTCGTAGCCGCTGGCCCGACCTGATTCGCGTTCTTTTCGGAGCCGCTCTTGCCGGCAGTTCGGTTGCGTCGATTTCGTCCCTGTAAGCTCACACTCTGCTCCCCTAAGCAGTTCGCCAACCTGAGTCCAAACTATGTGTGGACTTACCAACTGAGCTTCTACGATTGCATCTCTGTGCTCACTACGCGACTTGGTCGGTAGGAGTTCCAAGACAGAGCAATAGCCTCGACTGAAAGCATCAGCCTTCTTCTTAGCGGTCATCACCCTTCTCCTAAACTAAAAAGCTCGGCCCCGTATGGGGCTTATGAGCAATGAAATGCTAGCACCAGTTGACACGAAATTGTGACCGCAGACGTCCACAGAAGTTCACTTGAGTTCACCCACGTCCACGCTGGGTCATGAAGGATCATCGGCTTTGACGTCGAAATCTAGAGTGAAAGCCGTCAACCTCCCCGCTAGAAGACGCTTTGCAATCAATTGCAATTGAAGGATAGGCGACGATTTGCCCTTTCCCGATAGAAAACTTAGCCTCTCCTATTGACAGGTTTATTAGCCACTCCTAATCTTGGACCGTCGCCCCAGTAACCGCCCATCCGGGCCGGGGCACGGAGACTTCCATGCCGCACCTCACCGTCAGCGCCCGCGCCCACGTCGCCGTGGAAGCGCGCCCGCAGAACAACACGGTCGTCATCAAGATCGGCGACGTCACGATCTCCCTGGACAAGGGAGAAGCCCAGCGCATCGGCGAGGACCTTCTGGCCATTGTCGCGGACGGCGCAGACAGCATCGCTGGCCCGGTCATCGCAACGGCTGACCACAGCAACGACGCCGTTGTCATCAGCGTTGGCGGCCGCGACGTGTTGCATCTGTCCCCGTCTGCGTGGACCTCGCTGTGCATGCAGGGTTCCACCGCCGCGCTTGAGCTGCGCCGCAAGGGCCTCCGGGTCGGCCTGCGATCGCCGCAGCTGCTCCTCGGCAATGCCGACCTGGTGCAGGTGCTGGCATGAGCGCCGTCATCCTCCAGTTCCCCACCAGCACTGCCGCGCGCGCCAATGGCGCAGGCTTGGCCGTGGCCATCGCTGCGAAGCGCATGGGCTACCGCCCTCACCACGTCGCCCGCGCCGCCGCACTGGCGCGTCGCGAGGTGCTGGACGGCCACAAGAGCGCCGCGCGTGCCGTAGCCGACATGACCCGGGACCTGTCCTATGGCGCCCGGAACACGGGAGGCGATGCCGCATGAGTGTCTTCGTCTTCTTCCTGGGCGTGCTGATCGGCGTCGGAGCCACTGTCGCAGTTGCCGCTTGCTGGATGGAACGGCACCAGGCCGCGCACTTCGAGCAGCTGTTGAACCAGATCAAGACGCTGGGGCCGCACGCATGACGGCAGCACCTGCCCAGCCCATGACCGTGGCAGCCACCGTGCGCGCCATGCGCCGGGCGGGCGCTGCCGGCAAGCCGGTGCCAGCCGATGAGGTGGCCGCCTGGGCGCGCACGTTCATGATCCAGCTGTACGGCCCGCAGAAGCCGGCCCGCCTCGAGTGCCGGCCAAAGCACTCGGCCGAGCCGTGGATGCAGGCCGAAGACGGCGACGTGGTTCGCGCCCGCCGCCGCGGCTTGGATATCCGCGCGCTCTACCTGCATCCGAAGCCCGAGAAGCCCACCAAGGCGCACCGATTCCGCGACGGGAACTGCCGCGACTGCGGCGACGGCGAGTTCTACGCCGGCCCCAACTGCGAGCCTCCCACGCCGACGCCCGACAGCCGCGCCGCCCTCCCCTTCGACCCCGCCTGGTTCCGTGAACCCCTCCAGGCACTGCACCGCATCGCAACCACCAAGGTCGTCAACACCACAGACGGGATGAAGTGGAAGAGCGAAACCACCTACCTGCTCGGCCGCCTCGACCAATACGACAAGGAAACCCTGGCATGACCAATGAAGCGACCCAACCGGCCGTGATGTGGTGGGACGGCGGCGAGCGCGCGATCACAGCGCGCGAGAAGGCCTTGATCGAAGAGCACAGCGCCAGTAGCTTTTCCATCCCGCTGATGCCTGCGCAGACGCCTGGCGCACGCTGGACGGCAGATGGGCAGGCCGATCCTCATGGCCGACAGTACGAGTGCGAGCGTGCAGCGCTCACCCTGGGACACTACACCGACGACGAGCTGGCCAACGCCGTGTTTCTGCACGGCAATGAGCAGCCCAGCATGGCCGCTCTCGCCGCCGGCAAGGCGCTGCCCGGCATCGCGTACCTGACCGCTGCCAAGGAGCGCATCCGCTGGTTGTCCCGCCATTTGGCCGCCGCCCTCGCGGTCCGCCAGCCGGTGGGGCAGGAGCCGCGCGCGTGGCTGATCCATTGGTCACACATCCCGCTGGAAGCGCCCGAGGCAACCACCAGCGCATCCCGAGTCGATGCAGTGAGCGCCCTGACCGATCCGCCGCGCATAGAACCGCTCTACGCCGCCCAGCCCGCGCAGGGCATCGACCTAGGCCCCATCGCCACCCGCAAGCTGGGAGAGTTGGCCGCACAGGGCTACGTCACCAACGGCGTGGCCATCTTCAATCCGGCCACTGGCCACCGTGGGCTGGTGGACAACATGGGCTACGTGGGCCGGCAAGAGGCGCAGCGCGTCCACGTGGGCGCTGGGGTACGCGCGATCGCGGACGAACGCCGCCGGCAAGTTCAGGCCGAAGGTTTCAGTCCTGCGACCGACGCCGACTACAACGCCGGGGAGCTGGCGAAGGCTGCGCTGGCCTATGTGCAGCTGGCCGCCATGGACCTGGCGGCCGGCGGCCGAGACCACATCGCGACAGGCTCGCCGCCTGCCTGCTGGCCGTGGCATCCCGTCTGGTGGAAGCCGCGCAATGCCCGCCGCGACCTGGTGCGCGCGGGAGCGTTGATTGCGGCGCAGTTGGACTTGATCGACAGCGCGCGCGATGCAGCGCCGGAGGTGGCCCGTGGCTGACTCCCTCCTGCAGGACCTGGAAAGCATCCGCGACCAGCTGCACGCCATGAGCCACCAGGCTCCCACCAACTGGTGCGACGTGGCCGCCAACCTGCAGGCGCAGGTGCAGGTCCTGATCGATCGACAGTGCGCGGCAGCGCAGGAGGCGGAACGTGGCTGAGCTGAGCGACCGCATCGAGCTTTTCCTGCGTCTGGCCGAGCTGAAGGACCGTCGCCGCGTGCAGTGCACCGGAACCATTGCCCGCGCTGTTGGACGGTTGACCCCGGATGTTCGCAAGGAACTGCTGCGAATGGAAAAGGCGGGCACCGTGCAGCGATATCGCCCGTGGTGCCGCCAAGGAGCGATCTGGTGGGAACGCGTGGCCGGGTCAGCCCGTGTCCCCACCACCCTGGCCAACGTCACCCCGCCGCGCGACCTGCGCACCCAGCTGCCGAAGGAGGCTGACCATGCGTGAGCGACCCATCCTGTTCAACGGCGACATGGTGCGCGCCATCCTGGCCGGCCAGAAGACGCAGACCCGCCGCGCGGTAAAGGGCATGGCCTTGGACTGGCTCGGCGAGGTCCAGTTCACGCCCGAGTACGTGGCCAGCCCGGGCAACGACCTTTGCCCCTTCGGCCAGCCAGGCGACCGTCTGTGGGTGCGGGAGACGACCCAGGTAGACCGCACCACCAGCGATTCTGCAGAGCTGTCGCGTTACAGCGCCGATCAAGAGCCGGTCTGCTACCCAGTCGGAACAGGCGGCGGCTATGACGGCGCCTGGCAACTGTGGTGGTACAGCCGCGACACCTGCCCGAACATCCACATGCCACGCAAGGCTTGCCGCCTGCTGCTGGAGATCACCGCTGTCCGCGTGGAGCGCCTGCAGGCGATCAGCGCACAGCACTGCATTGCCGAAGGCATCACGACCCGTTTCACCGTGGACGAAGGCAACGACGATCTGCGCATCCAGTTCCGAGACCTATGGACCGGCACCGGCGGCGACTGGGACGGCAACCCCTGGGTGTGGGTCATCGAGTTCAAGCGCGTGGAGATGGCCTGATGGACAAGATGCCGACCACCCTCCGCTACCTCCCTGCGGGCTTCCTCACCGCCCTGGATTTTGCGATGTACTTCAACGAATGGGCCGCGACCCAAACCGCGCCATTGGCAGTGTCCGCCATTCAAGCGAGGTTCGGCTGCTGCCGCGCGTCCGCCTACCGGTGGCGCCGCGCATATCTCGACGCCGTGGCCCGCCGTGAAGCGAGGCGGGCGGCGTGATGGACACGATTGCCCAGGCCAAGCACACAGCGCGCGTGCTGATCAGCGAGGCGCGGGTGCGACGGGTCGGCAACGGTCACGGGTTCTGGTGCTTCTTCAACTGCGCACAGTCCGCGCGACGCCGCGCGTCGGCAGCGAGGCAATCGCAGCCGATGGCCGGGCCAGGGCAATCGGAGCTATTCGCGTGACCGCTCTAAAAGCGCCCGTCCCTGTCTCTCTTTGCCCACGATTCGTCAGGGTCAAGGTTGCGCGCGATCTGCCGGGCTCCCTCAATTCCACCGTGAACCGCAGCCTCTCTCGACTCGAAATCTGTACCAGCTCGCACCGCCTCCAAGTATCGAACTTCGCCTTCGGCGTGCACATAGCCCACTGCATGCCACAGGTTGGGCTTCTCGATGTTCTGGCCAACCACCGCCACCAGGGTAAACGTGCCTTCTCGATCCTTCATTGCAGTCTCCAACGGATGGGCTTGCTTGAGGGTAACCACATACACCGCCCGCCGGTAGCCCGCCGAAACAGCGTTACCCGAGCTACCCGATTGGCCTCCATCTCTAACGCCGCAGGTGAAGCATGACTCAGCGACACATCAGCCACCCCGAGGGCCTGCCCAAGTGCGCCGCCGGCCACAGCGCGCGCCACATCCACGATCTTCGTGGCCTCGCCGCCGGCGGCGGCCACCTGGTCGAATGCCGCTGCCGGGCCACCAGCAAGCACGCGGAGCCGGACGCCGCCCTGGCCGAATGGCGTCGGGTCAACCGGGCACCCCGCAGCCCCCGGAAGGTTCTGCCAGCGATAACGGCCCCCTCGGACAATGTCATTCAGATGAACATCCCGCTACGCCTAGCGGGCAGCCCCACCGAAAACGCAGCCTGACGTCGAGGACAACATGACCGAAAACCACACCCCGCCGCCCCGACTGCTCCGCCTGAAAGAAGTGCAGGAACGGGTCGGAATGTCCAAAACAACGATCTACGACCGCATGAGGAACGGGGCCTTCCCCGCGCCTGTGCATCTAGGCACGATGGCCGCCTGGGTGGAATGCGAGGTGGAAGGCTGGATCCTCGCCCGCATTGCCGAACGGGACCATGGGCAGGCGGCGTAAGTTGGGGGCACCGTTGGGGGCACCAATATATGGCACGGCCTAAACCACCTTTCGCATCAATGGCTTACGAAGCCTATTCGGTAGGGCCCACCTCCACCAATGCGGGGTCTGCGAAGACCCTGGAAAGCCGAGAGATCCTTTGGGACTCTCGGCTTTTTTATTGCCTTCAGGGCAGCGTGAACTTCCGCGCCATGCGGGTCGGCCACAGCGAGGTGAACTGCGCGCCGCCCTCCAGCCGGTAG